CACCAAATCTTATCAGGCTTTAAACCATTAGCTTCTATATCAAATACAATTTCTTTCATGTTTCCTCCTAGAATGGGCAGTCATCTAAAGTTTCGTCTTCCAAAACTTCTAACATCCTACCTGTGTCAGGGTTATATCTTAAACTACAAGCCAAGCCTGTGTCTCCTGTGTATCTAGATTTAAGAACTCTAATCTTAGTTGTATTAGCTTCTTCTGAATCTTCTGCTTGTTGGTTTCTTTCAAGAGCTATTACACAATCAGATAATTGTGAGATACCTTGTGAACCTTTGAGATGTGACAACGATACTTCGATACCTTGCTCGTGTCCTTTCTCTCCTGCTGCTCTTCTTAAGTGTGATACTAAGAACATGCCTACACCTGTCTCTTCTACAAGACTACGTAAACGATTCATAAGATTATCAATACCTCTACGTTCATCCATCTCTGTAAGTTGACTAACTAACATATGTAAATGATCCACAACAACCCAATCACATTCGCAACCGACAATCATGTACCTTAGCTTAGAAAAGATTTCATCTATATCAGTAGCTCCTAAGTGAGCATGGATATATACTTTATCTTTCTGAATAACTCTATCAAATAATTCTGTGAGTTGTTCGTCTGTATACTTTTCCCGTTTCTCTTCAAGATATATTCTATCGTTAGCTTCTATAGATACTAAACCATCAGCAGTCTTTAACCAATTCTCTTCAAGAGCTATGATACCTACGTTGTCTGGTGTATTTTTAATAAGGTAATGACAAAGCTCTCGTGTAATACTAGACTTACCTAAGCCTGTACCACCTGTTAAAGTAACAAGCTCTCCCTTTCTCATGCCAAATAATTTCTTATTCAAACCTTCCCAAGGATATGCAATACTTGTTTTCTTTTCTCTTAATAACCATTTGTCTTTTGCACTAGACAGTTCCATAATACCTGATGGTGTATATGTCTTAGCATCCCACCATGCTTTAGTAAACTGTGCATACTGTCCTTGTTCAAGAAATGCATTGGCATCTTTAAAACCTGTAGGCAAAGAAACTATCTTAGCTTTTCCGGGTTTTATAATACGTGCTACTTTACGAGCAGCCTCTCTACCATACTTGTCATTATCAAAACAGATAACAACATTATCAAATGATTCTATAAATTCTATGCTGTCTCTAACATCTCTTACTGCACCTTGAGCACCACGCTTGATAGAAACGGATGCCCATTTCTTATCAAAGATTTCGTAGACTGCCATCGCATCACATTCTCCTTCGGTTATAGTAAGATACTTACCACCACCTCCGAAGAGTTGCTCTCCAAATAAACCTGTGCCTTCGTAACCTCCGTTAACTGTAAACCCTTTCGTGCTAACAGTCCTTGTTTTAGTAGAGACTATCTCATTACTATTGTAGTAAGGGTAGATGTGTTTAGAAACTTTACCTTCGTGGTCATGAACCACACGAACACCATATTTCTTTGCAACAGTTTCACTAATATTACGATCAGTTAAAGCTCCAAAGACTCCTGTGTATGAGTTTAAAAATGTACTCGGTTCTTTATGTGTAGCCATCTCTACAATGTTACCATCAAGGGATGCTTGATAGTTACCATAGTGTTCTCCACAACTAAAGCAATGACCTGAGCCATCCTCGTTTGTAGATACTGGGTCACTCCCCCCACATTTAGGGCAGGGTAAATTATGTTTATCCCAATTACTTTTTTCCATGTATCCTCCTCAGAATAAAATGAAGGCAAGCCACTACGACTTGCCCTCGGACATATAATGAAACTATTTAGTTTCGTTTGGTTCGGTAGGTAACTCTTCGTCTTCATTGTATAATGTTATAAGCCTATTAGAAAAGAAACTTATACCTGCTTGGTATTCTTCAACATCAAGTTGAGCGTTCGCTTTCTTTTGATTAAGCCTTTGAAGTCTTCCAAAGATTTGTTTACCTTCTTCAGGTAAGTCATCTATAAAAACTTGTACATCATCTATTGTTACGTAAGGTTTGTCTGAGTGTTCTAACATTTCTTCTGTCATTAGAATTCCTCTCCATCTCCAAATGGGTCTATCTCTGAGCCATCTGCTGACGTTACTTGTACCAAGTCTAAAACTTGCATAGCTTTAAAGTCTAAACCTTTACCTGCTTTACCTTGATAAGTCCAAGGATACTCATTGTACTGTACTCTAACAGTTGAGCCATTCCCTACCATGTCGTCAATGATTTCCTTGTTAGAATTATAAAGCTTTGGTGCTTTACGAATCATTCCATTTGGTCCATTAACTTTTCTTTTTATAGTGATTGCTCTCCCGACAGAGACAGGCATACCACTTGGGTCTTTAACACTTAAGTCCTTTACCCTATGACCTTCTGCTTCAAATTTTGAAGCAAGCTCGTCATCTACTACTAAATCTACAGAATAGATTGGTTCAAATGTAGTGTTGGGTGTTGTTACACTTGCCCAATAAGCTTTTCCTTCTATTAATGCCATTATTATTTTCTCCTGTTTGGCTTGTTATTAATGATGAGTATTATACTCCCTTTCTTAGATTGTGTCAAGCACTTTCTCTAAAAACTTTTTAATTCCTGATTGTTCGTTTTGTTCTATGTAGATTAAATACTTTTCTTTTTCTCTGTCCCACACATTCATAAACGAATCTTTATTTTCGTACATTTCTTTAGTGTTGTCAAGACAAAATCTACTCCATTGTTCAAATTGTTTTAAATTTAATTCATAAATTTTTTCTATATCCATTTTATTCTCCTAATATTTTGATTGGTAAGTAACAACCTTGTATATCTCCTCGCATTTTAAATGAGTTAAGATACTTAGCTATTGCTGTTTGTAATTTAGTAGGTAATTTTTTTGTAAAAGATAAATTAATTATCTTATTGTCAGCAACATCATAGTGTGCTACAAATTTATAATCTTTTCGTAATGTAATTCTTTTTATGTAAGGTAATAAATTAGTATGCAAGGTCGGGCAAGAAGCAATAGGTGGTCTCTTAACGACAGGCACTTCGATAGGAATGTCTACTGCTTCTTGCTCTATAATTAAAGGGAGGGGTATAGGTGTTGCACTCTTATCCTGATTACCTTTTTCCTTTATCTCTTCAACTAATTCTTTTTCTTCCTGAACTCTTTGAGGTTGAGTACTAAAATACATTTCATAAAACTTACTGTTTAGTTTTCGTTGTTCTTGTAATCTTTCACTAACGTCTTCTAACGTCAGCGAATTGTCGTAAACTACTCCATCTAAATAAACAATAAGCTTTTCATTCTTAATTATATAATTAGATATTTTAATTAAATCATTATTTAAATTATTAATTTTTGTGAATTGTTCTTTTTCTTGTTCAACTCTTTCTATAACTGTGGATATCCAACCACCTAATAATAATATATATAATCCTATAAACACATAATCTTTTCTTTTCATTTTCTTTTCCTTGTTACTTTCCATTTGCCATTGGATTGTTTTGTTTCTATTTCCATTGTACCATCTGCGTATCTTGTTGTCAACTCTCCTTTATCTACATGAACAGAAGTTATTATGTCTCCATCTATTCTTTTCCTGTATTCAGGGAACACATCATACTGTGTCATTTATCTCCTGACTGTGGTTTAATTGTATATACTAACGGGTCTACTCCATCTGCTATAGGTTCAAGGTAGTCTCTAACATCATCATCAGTAGGATAACCACTAACCTCTAACTCTACAAAGACTTTATAGATTATAGGAATTCCTACCCACTCTGTTACTCTGTCAAAACTGAACCTTCTAAACCCACCTGCACCACTAACATCTGCTCCCTGAAACCCATTGAAGTCTCCGTAAAAACTTTCCGGTTTGATTGTTCTAAATTCATCATGACTTCCATACTTAAATTGTATTACTTTTTGTTTCTTGATAGCTTCAATAACATCTAGTGTTGCTTGTGATATGTTGTCAATCATTTTGTTTTCCTCTTATATTTCCAAGTCTTTCTATCAAACTCAAGACCTAATAAGTCTCTAAGTCTCCACTCTAAAGTATCTAAATTATTTAAATCACTTAGCCACATCTCTCCACACTCATGTAATGTAGACGTTGCACTATCTAATTCTTTTAGATACTCTGCATATTTATCTAATTCTTGTGGAGTTAATTCAATAACTGTTTTTGTTTTTAAATGTTTTATCTTCATTTTCCTTGCCCTCTATATTTTTTGTAGGTTTGTTTCTTTCTTTTATTCATGGTCGAGAAACCTACGTTACCTCTACCAATCGAAGTCTTTTTCT